CGACAGAGCCGCAGCCGTGTTGAGCTGGTTGCTGAAGGTAGCACCGTTAGCAAGCGGGTGGTTGGTTGCCACAAGCGAAACGCCATCGCCGCCGACATACGAACCGTTGAATGCACGGTTCAGAATGTTTGCGCCAAGTGTTTCTTTCGTTTCGATCAACGACTGTGCAAGGTGACGAGCATAGGTCTGACCGATACGGATGTGGTCGCCGTCTTCGACGAGCACCTTCGTCAGCGCGAATGCAAGGCCGTAGACCTTGTAGACATAACGCTGAATGAAGAGCACGCCACCCGACTGATAGGTGACCGGCATGCCGTCTGGAAGTTCCGGTGCAGCACCGAAACCGTACAGGACGGGTTCTTCGTGGTAGTTACGAGCAATGCCTTGGAAGGTCTTGAAGACCTGCGCATACTCGTCAGCCCGCTGGTCGTAGATGCCATTGAACTCTTCGTTCAGAATGGGCTCTACAATAGAGCGGAAGTCTGTACTTCTCATTGGGGTAGCCATTGTTCAAGCCCTCCTTAGATAGCGGCCTTATCAGCGACGAACTGATGTTCGCTGATTTGGACTTCAACAGTGAGAAACGCATCAGTCGCATCGTCCTGAACGGCATCGCTCAGACCAATTAGACGAACAGAAGCGTTGGCGGCAGCAGACGCAACATCAAGCGCAGCAGACGACAGACCCGTCGTGGCATTACCCACAAGCGTGTTTGCGAAGTCATACTGCTTACCGATGTCAGCAACAACGACGTTAGCGTTCGTCTGCACTTGGTAGACGATTGCCGGGTCAGTCGTGACATAGGCAGTGATGGTGGTTGCTGAAGCGGACGCAGTCCACTTGTTGCTCACGCGATAGCGGCCGTCGCTATCTGTGAACTCCACACCCTGGAACGTGCCAATGAAAGCTTCGCCCGTTGCAGCAGCAACGATTGTGCCTTCAGTTTGGCCGCCACCTGTAGATGGGGCAATCCGAACCGGTTGGTTCTGGAAGATATTGACCGCGTACCCTGTCGCGATGGTGTAAGCCACCGGACGGATCACACCCGATGGGTGTGACGAGGGTCGCAGGCCAAACGGCTGAGCAGTCGTAGTCATAGCCTTTTATCCTTTGATGGTTAAGAAACCGACCATCAGTCAAAGATGCCTCTGGTCGGAGCGTAATCGCCCACATCCCGCATCCCATCACTTTCCAGTAGTCTGCCACCAGCTCGTTCAGCTTGCTCACGCATGAGCGTGGCTGTTTCTTCGAGCTTTTCCTCTTCACGCAACGGGGCGTCGTGGTGAGCTTCCTGCATGTACCTGTAATACAGGGACAGTGGTAGCTTAGCCGCGAGCATCTCGTTAACCGCAACGCAACCAGCGTACTCGCCAGTTTTTTGCGTGACTAGTTCCATGCCCGGTACATCTTCAGCGCGGATCAACTCGTAACCGAGCCGTGAGCGCTGTTGGATGGTGTCGGACTTGTTAGTCGTCGTGAGCCAGCAAACATGATAACCCGGAATGTCGGGGATATTCGGTAAATGGTCGTTGTATAGGTTCATTCGGAACATCTCGAGCCGCTCATCATCTGTCATCTCGCGGTTTTCCGTAATGCTACGGTCCTCCGCTGCACGACTTTGCCGGCTATTCCCAAGTTCCTTCTTGAGACGGTCATCCATACGTTCTTCGGTCATTAGCTCTCTCCTTTTCTAGCGAGCTGTGTTTTCACGATCATAGGCCTGATACGCCTTCAAGTAACGGGTGCGGGCGACAGGGTCATCCCACACTCCGGCGTCGATCATAGCCTGTTTTCTTTCCGCTGTCACTACCACTTCGTTTTTAGTCGAAACAGGTGCGTGTTCACGGGTTGTGCCTGTCGGCGGAGCCTTGCGGCGCGGTGCCGCTTGGTTACGCGCAGGGGCACCATCGTCGCCAATCCGCGAAGCAACGCGGCGTGTCAGCTCGTGCCAGTACTCTTCAGAGGACGGGTTCCAGCCTTCGGCCGCAAGCGAGTTGTCGATCGCTTTGGTAACCGCGCTGTCCTCGTCGCGGCCCTGTGGGTTGTACCACGGGTTCGCGTCAAGCCACTGCTTGGCGTAGTCCACGACGCGAGGGTCGGCCTGCGGCTGTGCCGCCTGTTGCGCATACTGCTCAGCTTGCTGCTTGGCCATGCTAAGCTGCTGGGCGCGCTCCTTGGCCTCGTCACGCAGACGCAGAGCAACAGTCACGTCGTCACCGTTGCCGGCTTCGACTGCGCGGGCAATGATAGTCTCAGCTTGCTGCGCTTCGTAAAGCGCCCGCTGATACTGCTGGTCGATCGTCTGAGCTTGCTGCGAGAGCGTGTTGCCCTCGACGGCGCGCAGACGTGCCTCCATTGCCGAGTTCTGTTGACGCAGGTATTCGAGCTCACGCTGCGAGCGCTCCTTAGCCTGCTTCTGAAGCTGCCGCCGCTTAGTGCGCTGATCGCGGACCTTCTTGTTCTTGTCGACGATCTCGTCTTCGCTGTCATCTTCCGAGACGCCAGTGCGCTCGTCCTCGTCAGCGTCGTCATCATCATCGTCCAGCTCGTTAGCCGGAGCGTCGTCTTCCTGAGCTTCCGGCTCCGCGCCGGGCTCGACGATTACCAACTCTTCGTCGTCTTCATGTTTTACTTCAGCCATGACCGGCTCCTTTCGTTAGCCTTATGGATCACACGAAGGCCTTCATCGCGAGCGGGTCGCCCGTGACTTTGCCGATGAGATCCAGATCGTTGAGGATTACGAAGATGATCTCCTGATCATCATCGATCTTAACTGTCCACTTATCGCCGCCGTATTTAGGGACGCGGACAAAGTCCCCTGGCAGTGCCCACGAACCCTCAGGCCAAGCCTCTTGGGTGTTGCGGTTCTTGTACGCCAAGTCGCCAACCGCCACCACCCTGGCAACCTGCGTGTTCCAAGTCTCAGTGTCCTTGGTGTCGCCGGTCAAGATGATGCCGCCAGCCGTCTTCCTCTTTGCCAGACGGATCTGACAAAGCACGCGGCTGCCGAAAGGTTGAACGCCGGGATCGACGGCCGGGAAGGCCTCATCGATATTGGCGTAATCAAAATTTACTTTATTCAAAACATAGTCTTGCATGGGTGCTCCTTCCTGCAAGTTAAAGGTCGAACTCCTTCCGCTCCTTCTCAGCCACCATGTCGATCAACGCGGTTTTGGCTAATTCCAGACCGGAATACATACCCACGACCCGTCCATACTCGAACGTGTCGCGGGATTGAGGCTGCGCCAGCGCCTCACGGGCAAGGTCTGCCTGTGATTGCTCCAGTCGCTGTAGCAGGGTCTCAATTCTCACGCAGGCGTCTTAGGCGTCGACGGGACCTTGGGCATCTCGCCCATGGCCATCCGCTTATGCTGCTTTACGCCTTCGCCCATCTGGGCGACTTGGCTTGGTTTAGGTTTATCGCTCTTAGCCATTGCGGCCTCCTTACGGTTGCGGGTTAATCCCGGTGCCCGTGGACACCGCGATGCGTTCGCCTGTCTCGACTTCGAGCTGTGCCAGCTCCATTGCCGTCAGGTTGTCTTGCGTGTTCATTGCCTGGCGCACTTGCAGCTCGGCCATCTTGCGCTGGGTCTCAGCCTCTTGGCGCTGCTGGTCAGAGGCCATGCGCGCCTGCATCTGCTGCGCGTCGAGCTGAAGCTTAGCCGCGTCCATCTGCGCCTTCTGCTGTGCGTCCTGCGCATCGAGTTGAAGCTTGGCTGCATCCATCTGCGCCTTCTGCTGCGCGTCCTGCGCCGTGAGCTGGAGCTTCTGCGCGTCGATTGCCGAACGCTGCTGATCGCGCTGCGCCTGCATCTGCATCTGCTGCTGTACGAGCTGCACGTTCGGGTCCATCGGAGGCTGCGGTGCAAGCTGCTGCATGATCTGCTGCGCCTGCGCAATGACAGGCGGCAGCGATGCGAACACGTTGGCCGCCTCGGCTGCCACGGTCTGGGACGCCTCGGCCAACATGGCGTCGAACGCCCGCTTGGCTTCAGGGTCGCGGATCTCTTTGAGCATGTCGCCGATGTCGGTGCCGGTCGCCTCGGTGCCCAGGTCGAATACGCTGGTAGCGTACCAGAGCGCGATGTGCTCCTTGAGGTGGTTGAGGATCGCAGGGATGAACGTCGGTGCAATGAGCGGGTTCATGCCCAGCGCTGGGTTCATCAGATACGCAAGGTGCGTCTTGAGGTGGGCGATGTGGTCCTGCTCGGGGAACGCCACGATCGGCCGGGCCATAGTCGCGGCCACGTTCTCGTTCACCGCGTTCTGCTCCTTCGGCTCCAACGCCGGGTTGAGCAGATCCTTGGCGTTCGGGATCTTCAGCGTCTCGAGGATGCGCTCCTCGACCTTGCGCTGGTTGTAGAGTTGCGGCAGCGCCGCGCTGCGTTGTGCCACCGCCTGCACCTGAGCAAAGCGCTGAGCTTCGCTGAAGATGTTCGGGTCGGACACGGGCACCACATCAAGCGGGCCTTCGAAGTCTTGACGCGTTGCCAGTTCCTCGCCGACCTCGTCCTCAATGTCCTCGTCGTTGAGGTACATCGCGTTGAGGCGGTGCAGGATGCCGAGCAACTTGGCCATGCTGTTGTGCATGCGCGCATGGATGGCGCTGAACACGACCATGCCCTGCTCGAGCTTAGCCAGCGTTGTGCCAACCGGCGCGTTCGGGTTACCGTCGGCGATGTCCTCCATCGTCGTGCGGATCACGCCCTTGCCGGCGTCGACCAAGAAGCCAAGCAGGCTGAACAGCACTGGGTTGGGCGGCGAGTAAGGCAGAGGCATGATAAGCTTGCGGATGTCGTCCGCAGCCATGCCGCCCTCGATCTCCATGACCTGCGTCGGTTGGATCTCAAGCGACTGGCCGCCCTTCGAGCCGCCCTTCAGCTTGAGCATCGTCTGGCTGTTGCTGATGTGCGCCGCGTCGAGCAGCGCACGCAGCGCGCCAGTTGCGGCAGCAGATAGACCGCCGACCATGTGCGGCAGGCCGATCGGGTACGCACCGCGCCATGGCACGAACGGGAACTCAACGAACCACTGAAGCTCTTCTTGCGCGTCGTCTAGCTCGTCCCAGTTGCGGTAGATGCTCAGCACCTTAGACGTCGTCTTGTCCACCGTGATGATGTAAGGCAGCGCCTCATCACCCTCGATGTCGGAGATGACGTAAATCTCATAGACGGTGCGCAGACCGTCCTCGTTGTAGCTGCTCTCGTCGCGGCCCTCGATCTTCATGTTGGCCTTCTCGGCCTTCGAGTAGTCGGGCTCCATGCTGACCGGCGCCAGATCGACGTCGCGGTACATGCCCTGCTTGACGCGGCGCTGATAGTCGAGCTGCGTCAGATACTGAACGTGCGTCTTGCGCTGCGCCGAATAGAAGTTGGTCGCGGCGAACGGTAAGTACATGTCGTCGATCGCGACGAACAGGAAGTCCGGCCGGTTGCGCGGTTCGTTCCACGTCACCTTCATGTACTGCGCGCCGCCGAGCGGCACCTGCGTCAAGAGCTGCTCGAGCTCTGCGCGGAACTCAGGCGACTGCGTCGTGAGCTGCCAGTTCATGAAGTCGGTCTTGCGCTTAGCCTTCTTGACCTTGTCGCCTGACGGCTCGCCGGGGATGAAGTCCTTGACCGGTCCCTGCGGTGGGAACAGTTCTTTGATGGCGCGGGCTGAGAAGTCAACGCAAGCCTCGGTCAGCATCGGGTGCACAACCTTGGTCGCGCCCTGGAACTGCGCACCGCCTGGTGCGTCGTCGCCCAGGCCGGTGCGGCGGAGGCCCTCTTCGTACTGCTCGTCGCGCTTCTTGCGCGCCTGCTTGTCCTTGCCGACCACGTCGAGATAGGTGCGTGCGATCTCGGACAGCTCGCTCTCGGACATCGTCTCGGCCAGGTTGGCGTAGAAGTCATCGGAGCGTGCGTCGCCCTCGCCGTCGTCCATGCGCACGATCGCGCCGCCGTCTTCGGTGTCGATGACGCTATCGTCCTCGTCGTCGGGCAGCTCGATTATCTCGCCAGTAAGGATGTTCTCGTCTTCGTCCATGGCCTCGTCCTTCATACGGCGTAGGGATTTACCACCGGCTTAGGCGGCGGCGTTGTGATTTCGTCTTTGCGTGCTTGTACAGCATCAAGCAGTCGCTTGTCCATGCACAGTCGCAAGGCCTGCGTCGTGCTGTCCACAAAGTCGTCGTGCTTGATGCTGTTCGGCCCAGTGTAGCTGCACAGTTGGTGCAGCATCGGGTCGATCCAGTTGCGCGGCCGGCCGGGGTGCGACGCGCTCTCGGGCAGCCAGACCATCTTGCGTGCGAAGATCGGCGACACGATGTGCAGACGCGTCAGCTTGTCAGCTCGCCCTGGGTTGTAGGCGTAGGCCTCGAGGCCCTCGCGCTCTAGCATCTGGCGCAGGCTGATGCCGCTGCCCTTGTCTTCGATCAGCAGGATGTCAGGCTTGCGCCCGGACGTGAGCGGCTTGCTCGATCCGAACATCGGCTTGATCAGCGCGTTGTCGTCGTCATCGCCGTACGCGATGTTCATCTCTTTCCTCACGCGCCGGATCAGGTCGGGCATGCCGAGGTGCTCTTCCCAGCAGTCGAGCAACATGATGTTGTTGCGCTTCTCGTGATGGAACACGCCCCAGACTGTGCACGCCGTCGGGTCAGGGTCGCCCTTCTTCTTGTCGTATGTCTGTTCGGTGAACGCCGTGTCGAGCGACAGGATAACCAGGTCGAAGCGCGGCATCGGCTTGTCGTGCGGCCACAAGCGGAACTGGCTGCGCTTCACAATGCCGCTCTCTTCAGGATCGATCAACTCGCCGTACAGCTCCTGCCGGCCGAGCGTTGTGCCCTCGTACTGTTGAAGCTGGTCGAAGAAGCTGTCGGGCAGGTTCGTCTTGTTGTCGTACGTTGAGCCGGCCACAATCAACCGGCCGGCGTTCGGCGCGGTGAGCTTGCGGATGATGTCCTTGGGCCTGGGCGTTGTGGTCCACAGCACTTGCGGCTTGTCGCCCAGGCGCAGGCCCATCATGGCCATGTCCCACACGTCGTCGTACGGCCAGGCGGCCAGCTCGTCAGCCCAGATGCGCGTGTGCTGCGGGCCGCGTAAGCGCTCAGGCTTCTCAGCCGTGAAGCCACGTATCAACGATACACCGCCTGTGCAGTTGAACATCTCGATCGTCATGTCGGTCTTGTTATATGCTTTGATCAGCTCAGGCGGAATGATGTCGAGCAGCCCGTTCTCGAAGCAGGTGAACTTCACGTCCTGATAGGTAGGCGCGATCACCGCGCTGTCGAACCCTGATGGATCCAAAAATACTTTCCGTGCCAGCCACTCTGCTCCGACGCGCGTCTTACCGTAACCGCGCCCTGCCAGATAGCCGCACTCGGTAAACTGCGGGTCTTTGCCTTGGAGCTTCGCCGCCACTTCAGGGACTTGATTAGGCCGCGCTGTCTTTCCCCAGCGCTTCTGCCAGACGAGGAAGCGTGCCTGCTTGTCATCGAGGCGCGACAGGACGGATGCATCAACGGTCACTTGCCTTCGGGTGTCTTGATCGCCAGGTCGGCCAGCTCTAGCATGAGCTCAGGCGACACGAGTGACACTTCGGCCTTGATGGTCTCGCCCGGTTTGTTGCCGACGTCGACCGTCTGCTTGTCGCCGTACTTTCCCGGGTTCCACTTAGCCAGGAGCTTCAGTCGGATCTCTGCGCGGTTGCGCGCCCAGGCAACGCCTGCGCTGTCGATGCGGCTTGTTGTCTTGTTGCCTTCGCTGTCGAAATCGATCACGCGCTCAGGCTCTGCGTCGAGGATCTCCAACGCCTGCTCGGCTATGGCATCTGCACCCACGTCGCGCGCACGCGCATACGCGATGGCCAGACTTTCGTCTGCACGTATCCAATCCAGCCACGCAGTCGGATGCGGAAACTTCTCGGCCGATCGGCAAATAGCAGCGAGCGGCTCGCCGTTCGACAAGCGATGCAAGATCTCTTCAACCACTTCGGGTTTGCGTTTAGTCGGATATGGCATGTGCGTGCTCGCGATGCGTCCTCAAGCTTCCACTGAAGTTGCCTAGATAGCACCTCGAGCGACACATCTCAAGCCCATCCCTCAATCGACCCTGAATAACCGTCCGCCCTGGCACGCGTGCGCTGCTCAGCCAACGTCAAGTTCGGCAGCAGCTTGTCATGCTTGAACGCCCAGCGGCACATCGAAGCCAGCAGCATGGCACTGCCGATCTCTGACGACGTGTTCTTTGTGATCGGCACCTGGTCACGCTCAAGCGATCGCACCTCGGCAACCTTCTCCACCTTCAGCTCAGGCTTATCCACCGGCGTCGGTGGCAGCTCTCTTGCGATCACCTTGCGGTAGCCGCGCACAAGCAGCACCGACACGTGGACGCCATGCTTGCGACGCAGCGCCTTCACGATCGCCACATCATCAGCCACCGCCATCGTCAGCAGCTCAATATCGTTTCTCATCTCTTGCGTAAGTACCATCATGTGCTCCTCAAAAAACGAAATAG